CGTCAGGTATTAAAATTTGATATTTATCTCTTTTAACTATGTTTAAAAAATGATATAACCTATTTTATGCTTTTTGGATTCTCATCATTTGCGGAACAACCGTTTTCTACGGCCAGTGATAGTAATGAAGTAACTATTCAAGTACTAGGTAATGCTTTATCAATTAGTATTGGTAGCGTAGGTATTACAGCTGATTCTATTGTTGAAGATCCAGATCCAAATAGACTTATCTTAGGAACAGGTTCTATTACAATATCTGCAGATGCTAATATTAGTGTTACCGGTAATGCAACTGCATTAAATATAGGTTCTTTTATAGTTACTGCAGGAGCTACGACAAATGTAACTGGAAACTCATTGACGTTAGGCACTGGAAGTGTTACAGTAACTGGAACAGCGTTAGTAAATCCTACTGGATCACAATTAACAGCAAAAACAGGAGGAGCTTCTGTTATTACTTGGGAAGAAATAGTACCAGGTGTAGACATGACTTGGACTGAAATTAGTACATAAATTATGGCATCAACTTATTCATCAGATTTAAAATTAGAACTCATTACCACTGGGGAAAAAGCGGGGCTATGGGGAAGTATAACAAATACAAATCTAGAAATTTTACAACAATCTTCTTCAGGTTATTTATCTTTAGCTGTTGGAGGATCAGACATAACATTGTCTTTAGATAATGGAGCTACTTCAAATGGTAAAAATTTATATATTAAATTAACAGGTACTTTAACTGCTAATAGAACTGTAACAATGCCAGCAGGTGCAGAAAGAGTTTTTATTCTTGAAGATGCAACTGTCAGAGGTACATCAAATAGAACTCTAAGCGTGTTAACAGCAAGTGGAACAGCTTTAGCTATACCTGTTGGAGCTGTAATGTTAGTTAAATCAGATGGTACAAATACTACTAAAGGAATAACTCAAAAAGGTTATAATACAATTACAGATTCAAACACACCTTATACATCCGTTTCAGGAGATCAAATTTTTGCTAACACAACAGCTAACCCAATTACAATACTTTTACCTGCCTCTCCTAATGTTGGAGATGAAGTAACTATTATTGATACTAGAGGAACTTGGGGATCTAATAACTGTATAATAAATAGAAATGGAAAACCTATTAATTCAGGTACAGCAAATTTAACATTAAATACTAATGGCCAGTCTATTACTTTAGTATATATAGACTCAACAAGAGGTTGGGCCTATAAAACAAATACAGCATAGGAGCTAAAAATGGCTCTCATTGATTTTAAAGTATTGCCGGGAATTGATAAACAAGACACCACTTCTGGTGCAGAATTTCGTTGGGTAGATTCAGACAACACAAGATTTAGATATAACTTACCGGAAAAGGTAGGGGGTTGGTCTTCGTTATTAGCGGATACTATTGTAGGTGTTGCTAGAAAAGAATTTGCATTTGTAGATTTAGATGGCAACAGATATGTTGCAATAGGAACAGATAAATTTTTACTTATATATTTTGAAGGTCAATTATTTGATATTACACCTTTAAAATTACCTTTAGCATCTTCTACCATTGCAACTGTTAATAATTCTCCAATTTGTACAATTACTACAGCTAGTTCTCATAATTTAGAACCTGGAGATATAGTTTTATTCAATAGCGTTACATTACCTAGTAGCACTGGATATAACACAAGTGATTTTGATGATAAATTATTTCAAGTAACTACAGCACCTACAACAACAACTTTTACAATTACCCAAAGTAGTAATGCAACAGGTACCGTATCTACAGGAGGAAGTATTTCTGTAATACCTTATGAAACAGTAGGTCCTGCAGCACAAACTTATGGTTATGGCTTTGGTATTTCTCAATATGGTGGACCTGTTTCAGGAGCTTTAACAAATACTTTATCTTCAGGAATTAATGATAGTGTAAATATAATTCCAGTTACATCTAATACAGGTTTTCCTACAGCAGGAACTATTTTAATTGGTACAGAACTTATTACTTATACAGGTAAAGGAACTAATACATTAACTGGAGCAACACGAGGAGCCTTAGGTACAACAGAAGCAGCCCATAGTAATTCTGCTGTAGTTACTGATGCCTCTGATTATACGGGTTGGGGTTCAGCTGTCCAAGCTTCACAAGTTACTCTAGAGTCTGCTTTATGGTCATTAAGTAATTTTGGTCAAGTATTAGTTGCAACTATTGCAAATGGTAAAACATTTACATGGAACGCAGGTATTGCAGCAAGATTTACAACTAGAGCATCAACAGGTACTTCAGGTTTTTCAACTGCAAATAATCCAACAGCTACAAGAGTTACTTTAGTTTCACCTACAACACGTCACTTAATTCATTTAGGAACTGAAACTGTTATTGGAGACGCTTCATCTCAAGATGATATGTTTATAAGATTTTCTGAACAAGAAAATATTAATGACTATGTTCCTACTTCTATTAACTCAGCAGGGTCTCAAAGATTACAAGATGGAACAAAAATTATAGGATCTTTAAAAGCTAAAGAAACTATTCTTGTTTGGACAGATAATGCTGTCTACACTATGAAATTTATTGGAGCTCCATTTACATTTGGCTTTGAACAAGTAGGTACTAACTGTGGATTAATAGGTAAGAACGCTGCAATTGAAATAGATGGTGTAGCCTTTTGGATGTCTTCTAATGGATTTTTTATGTTTGATGGTACGGTTAAATCGTTACCTTGTTCTGTTGAAGATTATGTATATGACCAAATAGATACTACTAAAGGCCAACAGATTTGTGCAGGTATTAATAATTTATTTACAGAGGTTACTTGGTATTACCCTTCTACTAATTCAGAATTTAATGATCAATATGTGGTATTTAACTATGGTGAAGCAATGAAAGGTGGAATCTGGTATATAGGAACGGAAGCTAGAACAACTTGGGTTGATGCTACTATTTATCCAAAACCTATTGCAACTAAATACAATAGTACTTCTAATGGTACTTTTCCAGCAATAATAGGACAAGATGGTTTAGGACAAACAATATTATTTGAACATGAAGTAGGTACTGATCAAATTAATCCCGATGGGTCAACTACTACAGTTACTTCTTTTGTTAAATCATATGATTTTGATTTACAATCAAAACAAAAAGGACTTGATGGTAAAGCTTCAGGACCAGCAATATCTGGTGAAACATTTTTAGCAGTAAGAAGATTTATACCTGATTTTAAAAATTTACAAGGAGATGCTAAAATAACATTAAGTGTTAAACGATATCCTCAACAATCTGATACTACAACAGTTCTAAGTCCCTTTACAATTAACTCAACTACTGATAAAAAAGACACTAGAGCAAGAGGCCGTTTCGTTAACATCAAAATAGAAAATGATGGTGAAGGTGAAAGTTGGCGTTTTGGAACATTCAGAATTGACGTACAACCAGACGGAAGAAGATAATGGCAAAAACTTTATACGACCTAGCACTAGATTATTTAAATCAGGGACTGCCTGATATAAATCAGGCACCAAGAAACATTTCTCAAGGAACAACTACAAATCCCATAGATTATTTTAATCTTCCAACAACAAATATATTACCTAGTCCTGGTGGTGATGGTGATATTACAGATATACCAAATAATATTATAAATACACCAAATGGTAACACAGATTTTGAACAAAATTTATTAGATCAAGGTATCGGATTACAAGGAGCAGTAGGTGATCCTGTTGTAGCATTGGGAGAAATGCCTGTTACACAAAATCAAATGGATGAATTTAATGCAGGATTAACTGCAGATCAAGGTGGAGGAGTAGGTGGTTCTTATGATGAAGAGGTTGGAATAAATACACCTATTAATTTTACCGTACCAGATTCAACTTATGATGAAGCTGGTTTAGATATTGGTGATGGCTCTACTTATGATGAGGCTGGAGTAATTCCACCAACACAAACTTACTATGACGGCAATGCAACATTAGAAGATGCAGGAGGAACTTATGATGGTTATCAATCAGCAGAAGGTGGTTTTGGAGAAGAACCATTAAGTTTTGATGATAGAAATGAAAGTATAGAGGACATAA